CCCGTTCCATAACCACTTTTACGTCCGTCAGGTGAGGAATAAGGTTCTTCATGGATAAGACAATGGCAATCTTTTGGATGCGACTTTGCCAGAACCGTGGGTATTTGCGCTCAACGACTTTTACCGTCAAAGTGGCTTTGGTTGGTTGGATTATAGTAGACATTGGCCATTAATGGATACGTCCGTAGTCAGCGTTAACCCAGACCTGTTAACAAAATTGATTCGAAGGTTTGATCCTGAGATGGCTGCTATCCCAACCACTCCCGGTTCTGATAACTGACCGGAAACCACATGGTCTCCGGTTGGAAGGAATGGGAAATCCGTGTCTGGAATTGTCACAAACCCCGTGTTGGAGCCGGTGAAATCCATTGTCACTCCGGTAAGTAGGAATGAATAGGAAAGGACATTGCCGTTCTTTGAAATCTTACCGGCTGAAAGTGTGCCGGGAGACGTAACAACACTTCCGTCAGAAGTCGGCGTTGGTGCCCATACGGATGCATTGGGGGTGAATATGTCGGTGTTGGGATCGTAGGTTCCGAAGTCGCCAGCGGCCCAGTCTGTTCCGGGAGAGTCAAGGGCTTTTACGTTTATAAAGCAAAGAGAAAAACCGTCCGACCCCTGAACATTGGTTTCAAAATACATGGACCCATCGGTCAGGTAAATTATAAGTCCATTGTTAAATCTCCAGTTATACCCAGAATAAGCTAACGCCTGAGTTCCGGTTAACGCCATTACAGGATAAGCATATAAAAATATTCCCGCATCAAAAATGGATGTAGTTGTGTATGGCACGTAGAAGTCGCCAAACAAAACATAGGCGGTCGCCTCAATTGTATTAATCGTATCCGCCGTCACCACAATATCTTTTGCCCCAAACGCATCAAACGTATAGGCCGAGGTTACTCGATACCTCCATCCCGGAACCAACCCATTGGCAGCGACCAAGGCGGTCCAATCAACTAAGGAAATAGTCGTATAAGTACCTTCTGCCAAAAGCATACAGGAATCATTTACGTCCTCATTGTATGCCTTTTCCAGTGTTGGGGTAATATCGCCAGTTGTATTTTCAACAAATAAAGCTGCGTTTTCGGCCTGCAATTGCGCCCTTGTTTTTTGTGCCATTTTTATGAATAACCGGATGAATAACCGGATGAATATGAACGTCCTGTGGTAGCCGGTACTTCTGTACCAATTAATGTAAATTTAGAAAGACCGCCTGAATTTCCTGATGGTTCATTTTCGGCCCTTACAATGTACCCCGCAAAAATAGAATTTCCTGAACTTACTTTCACTATTCGTTTGCCCTCATTTGCCATTGTTAGGAAATCACATAATTCCTGCGGAACCTCGAACTCATACCCGATGGGCTTTACAAGTACTCCCGGAAAGTTTGTGCCCGTTGAATCGATGTCGATATCGAAGTTTTCGCCCAAATATCCTGATGTGATTTCTTCACATGGATCCGGAACCGCCATTTGAAAACCGGTAAAGTATTGGCCTGACTGAAATTTCAAAGCCTGGTCAATGGTTGGCAACCCATAAGCGTACTGGCCTAACCACTTCCACCATCTTGCCGCAATCCTGGCCGGGGTGTGCAGGACGTTGTAGATTCGATCAACCGGACTGTTATTGGTTCCGATCAATGAACTTGAATAGCTGATTGTTCCGGCAGCAAAAGTCTTTGAACCCGTTTCACCGGGGAACTGATATCCGGAATCCTCGATATCAGCAATTGTTACTTCTTCCGGATTTGTCCAAATCAAAAACAGGTCGTAATCATTCGGACGGTCTGATGACCCGGACGTGTCCACAAAGAATTGTAAACGCCTGTAAACCTCAATGCAATACCCTTCGGCGATAATATCAGACCTTAAATCCAGTTTTGCAGATGTGTTGTTTTGAAGTGCCTTGTTTGGAATGAAGTAATTCCTTTCCGTATGAATGGCGTTGATACCTTGTAACTGAATGTTTTTCCATTTGTCAGAATAGCCAAGTGTGAAAGCGTTGTAGAGCTTATCGGACATGGCAAAACGTTTAATGTCCGGAACCTCTGTAAATTCGGCCTGAATCGTGTTTTGATAGAAGTATTCAACCGGCTCAACCCTGATGATGTAGCCATTGTACCCGTCTGGTTCAAATTCCCATCCCAAACAGAATATTCGATCTAATCCTTCAAACAGTTTCTTCCAGGATGTTTTGATTGCAAACTGATTCGACCCTTCAACAATTTCCCCGCACCCATTAATTAACTGTTGAACCGTTTGTGCATTACGCAAATAAAGTCCGGTGGTAATGAAATTTGACCAATTACAACCATCAATATCAAATGTATCAGACCGAATTGAGTCTGGGTTTCCTGTCAAAATCAAACCAATTCTTTTAAGCACATCAATAACAAATAGCCCGTCTGTATCTGTTGCAAATGCGGCTGAATTTATTTCAGTAACATTCATACAGGCGGCATTGCATTGGTATGTAATTGAATGCGATGTGTCCGGGCTTGGAGTTGTGCCGGGGATAAGTGACCCTAAAAACCCCCATTGCATGAAAATGAAAACACGGTCGTCCGGATTAAGAATCAATTGCTGATCAACGGAAAAACTCCAGTTTGTGTCATTGTCGTCGTCAAAGTAATTGATCGGCGAATCATACAAATACAGTCTTTGCGTTTCAACTCCAAGGGCCGTTTTTACCTGTATGCTAAACGTAATATTTGCCGATTGCCCTGAAAAGAAACCAAGGCCACAAGTGAAAATGCCAGATGCCGAAATGTTGAAATTGACTGTTCGGATAAATTCGGAATTGTTTACAAAAGACGGGCTTGTAGTGGTATAATACGTCTGTAAAGGGTTAAATGTTGTTCCGAAATTTGCCTTAAAATCTGAATTGTTAAAATACAATGGAAGCAAAATCGCAAAGTCGTCCAATGTCCACCCAGTACTTTGAATGTATAAAAATGCCGATGTTTGAGTATCCAGATTTTTGGCAGATCCGGTTAAGAACAATTCCTGACAATGAGTTCTGATGGTTTCCAGCGTCAATTCTGGAATGTAATTTCCGTTAAGATCAACGGTTGAAAGCAGATCAATTTCAACGTCGGACCGGCTTTTGAATTGCTCCCTGAAATCATCCTGAATAATGGACACAGTAACGCCGTCAGAACATCCGTTGTTCATATTGACTTCCTGATATGTAGAAAGGTCAATCTTGCCTACAAAGGACCAGATTTCACCATCTACTTTGATGTCTGAAACAATCTCAATATCAACCGACCCATTTATGAATGAGTTCTCAAACTCCAACCGGATAATTGCGGCGGCATTGGCAAGATCGGGCTGTTTGTCCAGATCGCCGGTGAATGTGACTTCGGTTGTGAACGGCTGATCTATCCCATGCTGTTCGGTCCGGATTACGTTGAATTTAATCTGATCCCAGCCAACCGGTTCTGAAACCTGCGTTCCGTTTAGGTAGAAATCGAATATTGCCATTAGTACCCTTTTCTGTGATTTAACATCTGAGTGGTCTTATTCCCTTTCCTGACAAATTCGGTAAACCCTCGAACATCCATCTTGTTAATAGTAACCGGCATTTTTGAAAGTTCCCTTGCAATCGGGGTTGTATCAATGGAGACGAATTCGTTTTGACCTTTCCGCATACTGGAGTTCAGCATCTGCATTCTTTCTTTGGTCTTTGGAGCCGTAATTACATTTGATCCCTTTGGCAAATAGGTCAGAGTTGGTTTATCCGGGGAAAGGTAGGATCCTTTGTTTGTTTCAATAATCTCTGACCCTCTTTCCCCGACCATTGCAAGACCGCCTTTGAAGTTTTCCACGCCTTTGTAAAATTCCGGAACAGGTTGAGAAGCAATAAAAGCAATTTGAGCAGCCTGAATTGCAAGGCCGGCAACAGCTAATGGAGCCAGTACACCTGTTGCAAAGTATTCAGCAATCACTGGGGCCGTTTTAAAGATAACCTGTGCAATTGCAGCAGCCCTTTGTGCCTCAAATTGCTGAGTTCTCAATTCCTTTTCTTTGGCCCGTTGCTTTTCCCTGAGCTGATTTACTTTTTGTTCGTTTCCATCGGCCAATCTGATTTCAGCATCAAACCGATCTCGACTTGCCTGGATTTGTTTATCAACCGAACTCAAATAATTATTGAGCCCCATGTCCAGGGTTGCAGAAAAGAAATTTGAATACGCTTCAATTTCCTGCAACTGAAGTTCTGTCAAATCTCTCTGAAGTTGCTTTTGTTCTTCTTTGGATTTTTTGTCAATCTCAAGAATCTTTTCCTGTTTTTTCTTCTCAATATCAACTTTCTCTTTTGCTAATTCAGCATCCGTTTGTAATTGCTTCTGTTGATCTAATCCTCGTTTTGCTTCAAATTCGGCATTGGACTGCATTTGTTTTTTAATGTCATCCATTGCCTTTTGTGATGCCTCATGTCCGGCTTCGGACTCTTTCTTAATCAGATTGATTGCATCATCATGTAAGGTTCTATTAACAAGCCCCTGCGTTTTGGCATTGTCTTTTGCGGCTTCTACTCCCTGCTTACCATAATCCAAATCTAAATCCAACCGCATTTTACCGAACTTTTCAGCGTTTCGGACCAGTGCAATATCTCTTTCGAACCCGGCCTCTGTTTGTAGCTGAATTTGAAGCTCTGCGATTTTCTGTTGAATGCCAAGGATTTTTACACGGATTTTATACTCATTTTCAAGTTGCTCTATTGTTTTCTTTGTCTGAGTAATATCAGTAGTTTTTGACTTGGTGATTTCAGCCAATGCCTTTAATTCGCCGTTATACTGAGCAATTTTTATTTCCTCCAGTTTGATTTGTTCCTCGTATCCCGCCTTAATTCCACTTTCTGCAAACTTTTGTAAAAATCCAAGTTCCTCATACCTTTTCTTTTCATCTTCAAGTTGTTTTTGCAATTGCAGCTTTCGGGCTTCCGTGCCTTTCTTTTGCTCAATAATGCGAAGACGGACCGATTCCCTTTCTGCTTCTGGCAGGTCTTTGATTGCGCCATCAATTACGCTTTGGTATCCCTCCCCAGCCGCTTTTTCAACTTTTTGCAAATCGGTTTCAAAAACCTTAGTCCAATAGTTGAAAAGATTTGTTGCCCGTTTAGTTATAAATCCAATTACACCAACCTCCTCGTCAGCGGATCTGCCCAATGAGATCAAAAGTTGATCGTAGGCATTTTTGAATTTGGTTACTGCTTTACCGGCAGATTCCAATTCAGCAGCCTTTTCTGCCATTTGTCCAAGTGCATTTGTAAACGGAATGATAAATTGCTCCTGCGTGATTTTGCCCGTACTTATAAGTTTAATAAATTCTTCAGTTGTCAAATTCATTGATTTTGCAGCAATAGCAAAAACCCCAGGCAATCGTTCGCCAAGTTGCTGACGAAGTTCTTCCATTGACACAACACCCTTAGAAACAATCTGAGAAAGGGCTTCAAATACACCGCTTGCTTGTTCTGAATTTAATCCAAAGGCAGACACGGCTTTTGATACATTTTCAAAAATGGTTTGAATTTGCTTGTTTGAATACCCGGCCTGATTTGCTGCCCCTGAAATCTTTTTAAATCCATTACTTGCGGCATCCAATGAAATACCAAGTCTATCTGCCACTTTTCTTAAGAACTCAAAGTTTGCGGCCCCGACTTCCATTGATCCAGATGTAAAGTTGATCGCTTTCCGAAGCGAATCAAACTCTATTGTTGTTTTCAAAACCTGGGCCGAAAACGCTTTAATTGCTGCCAAAGAAAAAGCGGCTGCAATCAATCCGCCAACTCTTTTTAATGATGTTGCCAGACGGGTTGTTTCTTGGTCTGTTTTTTTAATGCCTTCTGAAACAGAATCTCCGGCTTTTTTGCCTTCGGTTCCTATGGCTTTTAATTGAGCATTAATCTTTTTTAGCTCTTCCAGGCTTTCTTTTTCTTCATCAGATACTTTGTTAAACAAAGCAGCCATTCGTTCAAGTTCAGCCTGTCCTGTGACCTTCCAGCCGACTACGATTTCATTGGTTGAAACTACTGCCATCTCAGATTTTTAAAATCCAAAATTACAGATTCTCAAACAGGGTTGTTTTTTGAAGTTTTTAAATAAAAAAGCCCTTCTAAAATAGAAAGGCGTTTACCCATTTTTCAAAATCTCAACCCTTATTTAGTCTTTCTACTTTCCTTTTTCTGACGAATGATTTCTGTCTTGATTACACAGTGCTCATAGATGGGTTTTTTGCCCATGATTTCATAGTCTCCAAGATTTCCATTTGTTGCAACAAATAGCTCTGTAATTCTGGCTCTGTGCTTTCTTGTAGCCCGAACTGCGTGAGGCAATCCATCAGCCTTTGACTTTGTAGGATTTCCCCGTCCAAATATTTCTGCAAATTCACGTTGAAGTCTGTCAATTGCGGCAGAAAACTTTGAATGGGCTGCATAAAAAAAAAGTCCTGAATGTCGTGATTGGCGGTCCAGAACTTGATTTTCTGAACATTGAATTCGTGGTCATACCCTGTCACATCTTCGATTTCATCGAAATACCGGACTGTTGCCAGCTTCATGTGAAGGCTCAGTGATGTATGAATATCAATCCTTTCCTGAACCATGTAAGCCGCAATACCAATCTTCTGTTTGATCTGATCAACGGTCTTGACTTTTGGATCAACGCAGATTTCATTAAGCGTTTGGAGAAACTTCTGAATGATCCCAGGATTCAACCCCAATTCCAGTTCATCGTAAATGTCCAGTGCACACATGAACCGATTGAAAGGAATATTGAGTTCAGCATTGAACATGAAGTAATTCCGATCACCAGACTTGAAAGCAAATACTACTTTGTCTTTAAGATCAGCCGGGCAGTTCCCGTTGTAAACCGGATTAGAGGTGTCTGTCGAAGAAATTGTTTGCGGCGAAGATCCAACCAAATGCGTAGGCTGTCTGTATACCGACTTGAAGAAATTGAACATCTGAAGGTAAGATTTGAAAAATGATGAATAACCAGGGCGCAAAGCAATAAGGGCACTTGCCTAATGGATCAGAAAGGCACTCCGGTAGTTTTGAAAGAAGTTTGTCGTACCAAGTCATGTATGGCACATTCTCGATTGCATAGCGGAAAAACCATGCAAAGAACGCTGTTGAAATGGCCTGAAATATCAGATTACCGCTTTGTTCCACGACCGCCTTTGCCTCCTTTCTTTGTTCCGCAGTTACATTTGTTTTTCATGTTATTGAACTTTAAAGATTACGTCTCCTGATTTGTATTTCCGGCATTCATCGACAAATGAAATCGGTGGATGACCTTTTGCAGATGCCTCGTAACGACATCCAAAACCGCCATTGGTTGAATATACTCCAGTCACAATGTACGGTGTTTCATCGTTCTTTTTGCATGAAAAAACCGCTAATAGAGTAAACACCCAAAACAAAACCAAAAGAAAGATTGAAAAATATCTTGCCCTTTTCATTCCATTGTTTTTCGCAAATGTAGAAAACTTTTCGAATTAATAACCAGAATATTCGTAATTGAACAAATTGATCAGAGCAACATCGGCGGCGATTGAATCAACTTCAAAAGAAGCGGCATCATAATCTTTCCCGTCTGGTCCTGTAAAAGGAATTACTTGTCCGTTTGGCTCCCAGAATTGAAGCGTAAAAATCCCCGCATACGGATTAAAAAAGCCATCTGGAATAATTGTTAAATCAACCTCGACAAAGTTATTGATAACATCTAAGGTCTGCTTAAATCCATTGCCATTCCCGTTTTTGACTGAAATAGCAATCTCAGCATCCGGATAATCATTTGGAACCGAAATCAAAACAGACGTTGCGCAATTGGCAACAAACCCGCAATACTGATAAATTGAAACACAGCAACTCATAAGGCAAAGTTAATCAAATTCCGCAACTGCAATTTTCTGATTAAACTTCGAAATATTGAGATCCGTAACCAGTGAGTAAAAGTTCGATGAAATGTAATACCGGAATGCATCCAACCTGTGCCCCATTGTCGGATTCTTTTTCTTCCATTCATCCAGGCTATTCTTAACCATCTTAGCCGACTTCAAATCTGAGATCAGTTCTACATTGCCATCCTTTATAAGATGTTGATTTCTGAATATCCGGATCCTACATTTCTTTAGGACCGAATTCACATACAGTTGCGAACTGGTGTGCCGGATGTTACCAGGTGGAACGACAAGCTGATATTCTGGGTTCAATCTGAAGTAGTTTGTTATCAACTGGTACGCTGATACATTATCGCCGGTCAATGCGTTTCCTGAATGCCCGGCACTATCACCATTCACATAGATTTCCATATTCGGGTAATCAATCAGAACCGTCTGGCATAAGGTTTCAAGATCAGCACCAACGTAAGTTCTCAAGATGTTAATATCGGCCCAGTATCGGTGTGCCGATGGATTCAAAATGTGTTGAGCAACCATCAGAGTATTATTCCCGGTGTTGAAGTCAAAGCTGCAATACAATGGCAGACTTTTGACCGCTTTCCAGCCTCCATCAACGGCGTGAATTAATTCATTGAAATCCCTGGCAAACAAGTTCTCTTTATCCCATACGCCCCATTCGCCTTCTGCATAAATTGAAAACATGGTTTCATTGACTTCTGCCAACGATTCCAGGGTGTCGATGTATTCAGGGTTTAGCTTCGAAAGGTTATCTCTGTATGTGGCTTTCAGGATCAGTATCGAATCTCTTTCCTTTTCCGGAGGATTATCAAAGAACCTATTTTTTAACCAGTGCGAATCAGCAACCGGATTGAATGTGATGTAGATGTTCTTTTTGTGAATGGACTTGCCTCGCAGCCTTAGTGTGATCTGCGTAAAATCTTCCAGGCTCAATTCAGTTGCTTCTTCAATCCATATTGCTTTTGCCTGGGAAAGTGATTTCAGCTTTTCGGGATCATCACAACCCATGAAGACAATGCGATTTGTGCTACATGTAATTTCAAATAATGAAATCTTGACTTTGACAAAGCCCCCAATTTCCCAATCTGCAATCTTATTTTTGAAATCCTGTATTACTGAGTTCCGGAGCGTTGAATGGACTTTCCGGACAACAAAGAAGGTTTGATTGACATTTGCCGGATCCATTATTTCCATCAGGAAATTCTGAATCATTTGCTGCGACTTTCCAGATCCAGCCCCACCATAAAGTATGTTGTAATACTTCGGGTTTGTGATTGCCGGCAAATATTTGGCACTCCAAAGGTTGGGATTTGTAAGGTCTATTTTCACCTATGAAAACTCTGCAATCAGTTCATCTAGTTTTGAAATTGGCATATCGGTCACGAATTGATTTTGCCCTGAATGAATTGCAACACGGGTTTTCCCATCGGTTGAATCCTCGAATTCGTAGTAATGGTCAATGTGGCAAAATCGAAGTTGCTTGTCAACCGTTTCTCCCGTTTTTACCTCGCAAATTCCAAGTTCTTCAAGTTGTGTCTGAGCCCCAGACATCCACTTGCACTCAATAATTAACGGCACTTTTAACATATATCAATGGTACTTTTGTAACTTATGCTAATTTGTTCCGGTGCTGATATTAGCACACATGGATTTTTAAGATTCTAAGTCCTCTGGGGCTTTTGGTCGCAATACTTCAGTAATGCCGATGTTCATGTCAAAGTCCTGTCTCGCTTTGCCATAAGCCCGATCCAGAAGCAGTTCAGCAGCCCGAACATCGCCTTTGATGGCTTTGTTGCGTATTGCCATCAGGATGGCCTCGGCTGCCGTCTTACCGTCCTTTTCATCACCTAAAACATTGGCTAAAAGTTCCCGAAGTTCAGGAATCTTTTTTGGTCTTCCTTTCGGGTTTCCCGACTGGCCTTTTTTGAATGGTTTTGCATCTTTGTAAATATCTTTTCGGCCTGCCATAAATAAACTGTTTACAAACTGATTTTAAGGTAATCTATCTAACCATTGAATCCTAATCTGATTTGCTATTTGTGCGGTCATTACTGGCGGAACACTCATACCAATTAAATATTTAGGTTCTACATCTTGAAAATCGTAATCGAGTGGGTAAGTTCCTATTTGTTGTAACTCTATATTTGACAATCCTTTTTCAATTGAATAATGATACAATTCACTTCCGCTTGCAATTGTATTTGGAACTTGATTTGGGTGTAATTTTATCGAATTAAATCTATTCCCTTTGGGGTGTACACTTGCAATTGATTTACCTTGTTCACATATTTTCCAATATTGTAAATCACAATTTGCTATTTTATGCTGAATAATATCATTTTCAACTTCTTTATAAACTATTTGTTTTTCATTAAACTCTAATTTCAATTTAGGTAAATTCAAATCCTTTCTTTGACAAATAAAGAAAACCCTTTCACGCTTTTGAGGTACGCCCATTGATGCTGCATTGAGTAAAAATAATTGAACATTATAACCAGCTTCGTCAAATGCTTTAAAAATTTTTTTTACATAAAGTTTAGCATTGCCTTGAATTAATCCTTTTACGTTTTCAGCTAAAACTATTTTAGGTTGTAACTTTTTTGCAAGTGCTATGTATTCAAAAAACAAATCGTCCAAAACCTGTTCGGCTTGTCCCTCTTTAAATACTTTTTTTTTGCCCCAATCTTTTTCACGGTTTCCAGCCATTGAAAAACTAGAGCAAGGTGGCGAACCATCTAATAAATCCAAATTGTATAATTCTTTTGGAATATCGGAACGCTTTACAAATTCTCTTATATCCTCTAAAAATAAGTGTTTTGGTTTATGGTTTAATTGATAAACTTTTGCGATTTTAGGGTCAATTTCAACTCCTCCCAAATGATTAAATCCTGCAAGTTTATAACCCATTGTTGAGCCACCACCACAAATAAAAGTGCCAAAAACATTATAATTATTTGGCTGTATATTTTTTGACGGATAACCATCTTTTAAATACCATTTATAAGGAAACAAGTGCATCGTAAAGTATTTTTTCAGGAGTTTGCCCAAGTTGTTGCAATTTGTCTTTTACAAAATTATAATCGTCTTCTGTAAATTCTAACTTAATTGTGTAGTTTTGATTTTCAAAGTCATTAACATTTAACTCTTTGTTTTTATCTGAATAGTCTTGTTCATCAAATCCAGGCACATCCAAGCCCCACTTTTCCAAATCATCAGCCTCCCATTCATTTGCAAGCATATCCCACTCCCACTCACCAAAGCCGACATTATCCTTTATAATAAACTCTTTTTGCTGCTGCTCTGACCAATCAACAACCTCAACTGGTACTTCTTTCCATCCGGCTTCTTTCATGGCCTTGAGCCTCATATTACCCCCTAAAACAACAAAGTCCTGATTGACTACAATCGGACGAACATTTGCCATTTCAGGAAATTCTTTCAGGGATTGAACAAGCTTGGTGAACTTGTCATCTTTGATTAACCTGGGATTATTTGGGTTCGGCTTTACATCTGATATTTTAACGGTTTGAACCGACATAGTTTAAAAGTTTAAGTGCGTTCATGTTACTGATTTTGACAAAGGTAAAAAGAAAAAGCCTCAATTAAGAGGCTCTTGTTTTTACCGTGGATTATTTCGCTTCCAATCTTCGTAAAACTTTTGTCTTTTTTCTAAAGGTTGAGGCTTAAACCCAAAGTAAGCGTTCATTGCATGGTAAGCCCTGTGCGCACAATTTCCAACTATTGAATCTCCTGTTTCTGAAAGTTCAATAAAGCATTCAGTAAAACGAACTCCAGTATTAAAAAAGTGAGTATCGCTTGTCAAATCAGGTCCAAAATCTATTCTCATGTTTTTCATAATTGCTCTTGTTTTTTCATTTCCGAAATCATGTTTCTCATTGCTAGTTCCAATCGGGCTTTAAAGATCACTGGAACTCTGAAAGCGATTGTCGTGGTTTCTGGCTTGTTTCCTTTCTTCGGTCCGGCCCCTGGCTTTCTGCTTCCGGATGCTGGGATTCCTTTAGGCATTGGCTTTAAAAGTTTTGTATTCGGCTTCTGACATTTTTTCTAAACGGCTCATTAACTCTGTATTGTTTGCTGGGATTTCAGTAAATCCTTCAAAGAAAAGCTTTACAAAACAATTGCTTCTTTTTTTAAGACTTAAGTTTGCCATTCTTGTGAATCCTAATGAATAACCGTCTGCTTTTGTAACTAGTGCCATTTTGTTTTCTGTTTTTGTTTGTTGAGCCAAAGGTAATACTTCTTTTTAATTATGCAAACATTTTTAAGAAAAAAGATAAAATATTTTTTTGGGCATAAAAAAAGCCCCGTAGGGCTTAGTTGTTTTTCAAAGAAATAAAAGTTTCAAAATCATACAGATCAATTGCAAGAGCAGTGGCGTGAATTTTATAATCTGACCCAAAAAGGAACTTGTTAAAGGCTCGTAAAAGGGCATAGTTTTCTGGTGACAACATAGCGGCCCAATTCATTGAACTCCAATTTTTAGAGTCTTTTGCAATCATGCGAAAAGTTGTTTTCGTTTCAATGATTGCGTTTTTTAGGTTTTGGTATTCGGTTTTCATTTTTTTTTGATTGTTTGAAAATGAGGGGCCGAAGCCCCGTTTTGATTATAGACTTGTATAAAGTCCTGTTGTTTTTTCAAATATTGATTTCAGCATATCAGAATAGGCTCCTTCCACCTCTTTGATTGTTTTTACATCAAGTCCTCTGAACTTGCAGATTTTCACATCGTAAGTGTCCATTGCATTAAGTGTTACGTACATGATGTTGGCAATTTTAGAACCTTTGAATTTGGCTACTAAAGTGTTCCCGTCTGAATAACAGGTGGCTCCGGTCATTACGATGAATTTGTTACCACCTAGTTGCTGAAGAATTTGAGATGCGATTGTCATTTTTGTTTTTGTTTTCTTGTTTTCGTTGAGACAAAGGTAATACTACTTTTTAAATCTGCAAACATATTTAAAAAGAAATGTAAAATATTTTTCAATTATTTTTTATCCCTTTGATTTACAGGGCGTTTTGATTACATAATTTTTAGGTTAAAATTTGCGTCCATGCTGAACCTCAAACATTTTATCCTTTCGGAATTTGATTCGCCTGATTTGCCGGGTTCTGGATCACAAATGCAACCGGAATTTTTAAAGAAACTGGATGCGGCAAGAGGGATTGCCAATGTGCCTTTTAAGATCAATTCCGGCTTTCGGACGGTTGCAAAGAATAAACTTGAAGGCGGTAAAATTGATTCGCCTCACTTAACTGGATGGGCGGCTGATATTGATTTGCCAAATACTGGAGGTTCCAGGCTTCGCCTTGTGATTGTTCGGGCTTTGATTCAGGCCGGATTTAATCGTCTGGGGATTGCAAACGGATTCATTCACGTAGACTGTGATCCGACAAAAGACAAGGACGTAATTTGGTTGTACTAATGAAAGACGCAATCTCACATTTTGTTTGCCGATTGAAAGAGGATACAATGAAGTTTCTTGCGGATCTGGGGACCATCAGCATTGCAACTTTTTTTACCCAAACTGAAAACTGGATTCTGATTCATGGGGCCGCTTTGCTGATCTTTGGCCGGTTGATCCTTTTGGGTATGGACGGCTACAAACGGATCAGAGATGTTCGTAAACCTGAATGGGAATCCAACGTCAAACCGATCCTGAAAACAGATGCACTTCGTGAAAGAAAACTTTCAACCTGGCAGAAAATCAAAAACCTTTTCAAATCAACTTTATGAAATACGTTGTAATCGCTTTAGTGTTTGCTTTTATTGGCCTTGGTGCAATTGAGCAACAAATCCAATCCGGCATTCAGAAACGCTCTAAGATTGATCGAAAGGTTGATTCCATGCTTTTGGCCCATTCCGTTGAAAGGCAGATCCTTTTGAACGCCAATGATTCTTTGCAAAAGGAAGTCCGGTTTCTGGCTTTGTGTGTTCAATATCTCGATTCCGTTGATCGGTCAAAACAAACCAAATCAGAACGTGCCGAAAAAAGAGGTCGTTTTGTTGGTGGAATTATAAAAGGCATTTTCCCAGGATTGTAATGAGCCTTTTCGACATCACTGGTAAAAATGTAAATTGGGGGGACAGATTCACAAAGAATCTTGTCACGGTTGCATTAGTCGGTTGCTTTGTCGGATTGTTTTACACTCCGTCGAAAACACTTGATCCGGGTCTTGTCGAAACTCTTAAAAACGCAATCATGTTGATAATCGGATACCGGGCCAAATCAGAAGAACGGGTTGCTGAAGTCAAAAAGCCCTCTGAATGAAACAGATCCTTTTAATCCTGGTTCTGTTTGCTTTTGGATGTTCCAGGCAAATCAAATATTCCGAATACTCAAAACGCAATCAATACTGGCATAACAAAGGGCCAATGAAAGCTAGGCCGAATCCGAAACGGCTGTTATAAAAAAGCCCCTACTAAAAGCAAAGGCGTTTCAATTTTAATACACCAAAAGTTAATAATTCTATTCCGGTTTCTGATTATCCCTGATAAATTCGTGGTACATCTGTTTGTGGTGTTCGGCTGATGTTGAACTCCATTGGCTTTGGTCAATTGGAACGGCTGCCAGATACTTTTCGGCCAGCTTGCAGCGTTGTTGCCAGTAGCCCACAATTGCCGCAATCTCTTCCGCTGCGTGAAGTTGGTTGCCAGCGTTCCGTTGGATGATTTCGAGGATGGTGGATGTCATGGTTTGTATTCAGGAATTGGCATGAAAGCGATTACCGCCCTACTCCATACGTGATTATCACTTATTTTTCTCAGTAAGGATGGCTTGTAATCATCCCCATCATTGATAATAACAAGGTATTCCCCGACCTTTTCCGGCTTCTCATCCGGGTATTTCTTCCATCCGGATTTCTCCAGACAAAAGGCGGCAAAGTCCTTCATGTCTTCCGGATCAGAATCAATGTAGTGGTTCTTGCGATACTCTTTCAAGAGTGCTTCGGCTTGTTGTTGGTGGTGTGTCATTTCTTCTTTGGGTTTTTCGGTTCGGTTGGAATGTCTTTCAGTAGGTCGGCCAATGATAGGGTACAGGATTGTCTCCCGCATACCGGACACGGATATTTCTTTTCGTTTTTCATGGCCTGCTAATTTTGTAGTTCTTCTTCGATAAATACATCATTGACTGTCAGTTTTTCAACTTCTGGCATCAATGGAACGCCAATGGCCCGACATACATTTTTTGCATTCATTAGCGCAACTTGAGGGTCGTACCAATCGGTCATAAATCCGCTCCCCGCATAGCAATACACATACGGGATAATTTTCTTAACGAGTTCAATTGCTTGGTCTTTCATCGCTTTTTTCATTTGATGCCGGAGTTCTTAACCTCAGATTTTCCTGCCGCCAAAGAATGGCTTCTTCAATCTTAGTAATCACAATTGCAGATTCCCTGCTTTTTGGCAATTCGTCATTTAAAATTGCTCTGGCTTCTCGTAGATGCCCTAATACTTCGTCGTTCATATTTGTTTAATTTTCTTTAAATGTTTTCGGTACTTCGATTTGTTTTCCGCAGTTGGTACAATCTACGGTCTTGGTTCCAACCGGACACACAATCTGCATTCTATGGGTACAAATCGGGCATACGGCTGGAAAGGTTTGAGTTGGAATTGGATCGGTCATTTCCATGCTTTTAGTTTGAATGTGGCTACTCTAAATCCTCTTGAGCTATAATACATAGCCCGAAACGAATATATATCCATTTGCCCTCTTCCGTTTGGCCAAAAAGTGCGGTTGTGTTTAGCTTCAAATTCCGTTGTACTCTCCACCTCATACCGGAACCTTTCCGGATCGGTCACATTTGCGGATGCGATGATTTCAGCGGGTGTCATAATTGATATGCGTTTGTGGTTATTTCAATATCCAAATCACAATCTATGTCAATGTGGTGTTGATTTTTGGACCATTCCCATCGGCAAACAAATCTGCACCTTTCAGCATCGTATTCAATAACCCCCTCTTTGACGTTTGGAGTTTTGCCCCAAAATCCACCAAGAGGTATCTGAACTTTTGCTTTCATTCCGGTAAAAATCTTGTTCCCATTTTTATCAGAAATGCCAATCCACACACCAGCTGACTTTATATCAACGGGAGTTGAATTGCCCTGCCAAAAAATGTAGGAATGTTTAATTCCCTCAACTTCAACCTCGTGATAAAATCCAAAAATCCATGATTTATCCGATTCTGAATAGCCTCGAAATAGTGGTTCTAGTTCTCTCATTTCAATTGTATTTCAAAAACCCGTGAAATATTACCCGTTCCCGTCGTCGTCAAAAGTTTTGGATACGACAATATTTTATATCTCAACTTTTTCATTAATTTCTTCTTTTCAATTTTATTAGTGTTAAAATAAATGTACCGATGTTTTTGAGGTCGATCAACCAAAATAGTGTCTTCCTTTTTCTTGCATTCATGCCTGTTGTGCTTCGTTGTACTTCCATCAACAGCAACCCTGTTTGTCCGCTTTTCAGTTAATCCCGTATAAATCCAATTTGTAGCTTGATATACAGTACCTACGTGTCCAAAATCCGGCTCTGAATAACTGATGATGATTTTTTCATCAATCATCTTTATTGTATTGCCGATCAAATAGGATTCGCCATTCTTTCCAACGTCATCAGAAATCCAAAGCCGGGTCAATTCAATCACATCTGAAAAATAGTCTTGCCCACAAATCCCTCTACAAACATTTGGGCTTGCGGGCAATCCATAAATAATACATCCCACTAACTTATCAGTAGGGAAAAGTCCTTGATTGTCCCCATCCTTTTCATATAATCCAAATGCGTAGCTTGCCTGTGCTTTACGATGTAGGTAGTGATTCTTCTCTACCATATCATTTGCCAATGATGGAGATATTTTCTTGATACAGAACTTTTCTTTAATGCTCATTTCTCTATTTCAGTGAAATCTCAAAAATCCGTGAAACATTCTGATAGCCCGTCGTCGTCAAAACAAACCGCTTTCCGGTCGCATTAATCGCCTTGGTAAACTTCACCTTCTTATCAAACGCCAAAGGAACATCAACCCCATCAACCGTTAAGGTTAATGTCTGGTTAGGGCTGCTTATGGTTCCATTTGCTTCTTTATATCCTGAACTCATATAAACCGATGTTCTGGTTGTTGGAACCGCAAAGGTCCATGTCAGCGTTGTTGCTCCATTCGTCAGGAATCGGGTTGATTCGTTGCCGTCGATTGCTTTTGATGTGTCGGCCCTGGTGTAGCCAGGGTAAGGCGTTCCAGATATGGAGAAGGTGTT